ATTACACATTCAATATCCGGTGTGTAACTAACTCTCCACTTCTTATTGAACTTTGTTACATCCAAATCCTCTGCAGTAGAATAACCAGCACGAATAAAAAGCCTTTGCCACTTCTCGTGGATTGCATTACCCTCTTCAAAGATACGTCTCAATCCAACTTCAACTTGTTCTCCTTGCAACTGTTTATAAATCAGGCTTAGCACCTGCTGTCGGAGACAAAACTTCTTGTCCCCAACGATAATAGCAGATGCGTGTAAACCAACTCGTTCTGTTGACTCAAGACCTCTTGTCATAACTTGTTTAACAAATGCGGTCTCGCCTTCAATATCCTTTTCCAAGTAGAACATGCGATTGAGTATCTTTTCCAGTGCTGAAGCATCACTTGATTGAATTTTGGTGCCATTCTTTGTAGCCTGGTTTTTGATATCATCTACAAGTCCCATTGTTATTCTCCTTTAATCAAATGAATTTGTGGCATTGGGAAATTGTATGCATCACCACTGTATGCATCAGCAATCTGTTTTGCCATCTCAAGGTATCTGTTCGCTTTATCCATATCCTGCTTCATGTTACCTTTGAATGGTGCACGTGCACGATACTTCCAAGCATTCAGAATACAGAAGTCAAATGTCTTCTGAGGACCGAACACAATCAACATTTCGTCAATTACTTCGAACTTTCCATTTCTGTAGTGAGATGGTTCATTTACCACATCAGGCTCGTGTGCAATACCTTTACAAACAGCTTCTTCCAAATTACTCGTCTTCATATTCTCCATTTTCATCATCCTCCATGAAATCTTTTGGCACTCGTTTTCCAAACTGTGCGGCTCTCTCTCTCATTAACTCTTGACGTATTGTTTTAACGTCATCAAAACTTACGAACCCTCTGTCAAAGAAACAAGGGATTTCACATTCGCCCAAGGGGTTACCTACTTTGGACTTTACAACCTTGACCTTCATAATGAACCCAACCTTTTCTGTGGTTGCACTGTTCTTTGGGTTCTTATTTGGTATTTCAATCCAAGCACGTCTTGCTACTTGTAATCTAATACTACATGCATGCTTCAATTTTCTACCACCAGGGGTATCCGTTTTCTCTCCAAACAACATTGCATTCATTTTGTCACGAACCTGGTTTACGAATATCAATGTTGTTCCGGTTACTTCAGCAATCTCTTCGATGATAGGCAAGTACTTATTCATCAGTCTTGCAATACCACCAATTCTTTGCTCTTCAATACTATCTCGTTCCGCAGACTTCAATACCTTTTCAGCATCTTCCTTTGGTACCATACTTGGCACACTGTCAATACCGATTAGTGGTATTCCAGCTTTTGCGAACTTGATTGTTTTGTTAAAAGCGTCCTCGCCATACTTAGCTCTGTATATCAACATTTGTTTTGGACGGTTGCCAAATATCTTTGCTCTCTCTGCATCGAATGTCCCTTCAATTGGAATATCCAAACACAAACCATGTAAACCACATAAGTGATAAAGCAACGTCGTCTTGCCTGAGCCTTCAGGACCAAAGATTTCAACCACTCTACCCTCTGGCATACCACCACCAAGAATTTCATCTAAATCCTCAATACCGGTGCTCCATCTTGTTATATTTAAGTTTGCATGTTTAGAGCCAAGAGAGTACACTGTACCATCGCCCTCTTTTTTATTGATGTCTGCACAAAGCTTCATTATTGCTTCTTTGTTTGTTTTAGCCATCTTCATTATACCTCCACTACTTGATAAAGTCAACAACCTGCATTGACCCATCGTGTTCGTTTATATAAGTACGGCTCCAGACTTTGCTGGAGCCATTACCTAATCCACTTTACTCTTTTGCAGTACCGTCATGTCCTCTAGTTAACAAATAGAAGAATGGTGTATCGCAAATTGCAAACAATACTTTAAACAGCCACTGTCCAAGCATCATACCAAACATTGCCGGTCTCATTGCACTATCGAATAACCATCCGAAACCGAAACCGAAAGCAACTAATACATAAATTGCACTATCGAGGAACTGGCTAGTGATTGTGCTGACATTATTCCAAATCCATTTGCCACCTTTTGTACTTCCGTGCTTCTTAATATATGCATCACGTAATTTGTGGAATATCATTACGTCCCAACTCTGGCTACATAAGTACGCTGTTAAGCTTGCGAGTACGAATACCCAATTCTGTCCAAGTAATGTAACATAACTTTCCTGCATTGCTATATCTGTACCAGGTAAATATCTAGCGATGATAATTAACGCCGTTGAAATAATCTGACACAGAAAACCAAACTTGACTGCAAAGTTTGCTTCCTTACGTCCCCAGATTTCACCAATAGTATCTGTAATCAAGAATGTAATTGGATAACAAATTACACCTGATGTAATTACGATTGTTGAACCCATGAATGGAATACCAGTGTCAAACAACTTACTTGCGATACAGTTCGCAGTGATAAGTGCGACACCAAATAACATGTACAGTAAATATAAATTCTTTTCTGTTTTCTTCATCTTTTGTTTACCTCCAAGAATATGCTTCTTTGTTGTTTTTAACCTGAGTTACATCTTCGAACTGTTTTAAGCGTTTTGCCAATTCATCATAAGGTACTGTGCCTTCAATGAAATCAATTTCGCCTTTTGGACGTTCTGTCTCTTCTGTAATCTCAACATTGGCCTGAGTGGCAATAAATGCGAATGCACTGTCACATCCTCTAACAAGTGGGAATAACTCCTGAATCTGTCCTACCATATAAGGACCTTCATCACAGCCTAACAGATGTACTTCGATATCTCTTCTACCAAGTTCGCTTGCTACTTTAGCAATGTACGCACATGCATGGAAACGAATTTCATCTTCACCAGTTGCGATGTTCAGGAACTTAGAAATACCAATTGTATTGATACGAGGTTCTCTTAACATAACTTCAACACATGCACACCATTCATCAAAATCTTTTCCCTGAGGTACACCCATAAAACGATAAGGTAAACTTTTGTGTTCATGGACAAAAGCCAATGTCTTACGTAATGTATCAACACAATCGTTCAATGTGTCTGGAAGTACGATTTCTGTAGGCTTAATTGTTTCGTACATTTTAAGAAGTTCGTGAACTGGTAACTGAGCACCTTCTGCCGCTCCATTATCCATTAAAACAAACTTGCCTTCATTTGACATACGTCTGTAAAACTCTGCATATCTCTTGTCGCCAACTAAATGTGCAAGGCACATGTGGTAATGATTGTTCTCAATCTGCTCCAAATGTAATACCGGCACAATCTGTGCAATTTTAAAATCTTTCATTCTCTTTTCCTCCACCATTGTTTGTGATTCGGTCCATAATTATTCTGAACTCTTCACTGTCTTTGAATTCGTTACCTAACTGCTTTCTGTTCATTGAACGGTCATAATCAAAACCATCTGACGGATATCTGTGTTTCAATTTTGCGAGATTGAATAACGCTACATCTTCCATTGAGATACCTAACGCTTCACACAATGCCGCAATGTGCCATAATGTATCACCAAGTTCTCCAACAAGGTCTACTACGTCATAACCTCCACCGTAGTACTTATGTTTGATAACACTTAATGTTTCCCCAGCTTCTTCACCAAGACCGATTGCCCAATGCATTACTTCTTCTTGGTGGCTTTTGTGTCCTTGAATGTTTGTATATGCCATACTTTGATAACCATTCAATGTAAGATGTGGATTGTGGACATTGAATTCGTCCCTAGTAGGGGTTACCTCAACTACTGCTCCGTTTTCTCCGTCCTCGTCAATTGTAACTTTGAAATATCTCTCGTTGCCTTTTTCCAATTCCTTCTGCAAGAACTTAATCAACTCGCTTGCTACTTGTTCACAAGACATAGCACCCATTTGCCATACACTATTGATTTTTCTTGCCTCAAGCCAACTATTATTTTTCTCTTTAACAGAATGAATTCCAATTCTCTGTCGTCGTGATACACTTCAACTTCCACTCTTACACCAAATATGTGTCTATGTGGCACTCTTAAAAACACTACACCCTCTGGTGCACTCGGGTAGCAATGTACCCCTTCAAACGATGTCGTGATAAATATCGTTTTGTTTACTTTCTCCATTTTGACTCCTTCCGTGTTGTATTTGGTCTAGGTGGGAGGGGTTGCCCCCTCTTTTGACCTAATACCATTATAACTCTTTTTCCGAGTTTAGTCAACACTCTATTTAAGTTTATTTTCGCTGTGCTCTCGAGAACAGTGCTACGTTGTATGCCGTTACTCTCTTGATGTATGTCTTCTTATTGAACTCGATTGAGCCTTGCTGTGTCAAAAGGTTTAACACTTTTTTGTTAGTTGGTTTACCCTTGCCAACACATCTGTCATAGAAGTTGTCATACGATGTGAACACACCATTGGCTTTTCGTTCATCGTAAATGGCTTGTGCCGCTTTTTCGCCAATCCCTTTGATTTCGGATAACCCTTGCTGGATAACCAATTCACCATCAATTTTTCGAATTGACGTATTTGGTTTGGAATAGTTGACGTGCGGTAAGAATATTACAATACCCTCTCTTGCCGCTTCGTTACAGAACTCAACTCTTTCCTTATCGTCTCTTGCATACTTGATTTTAGCATACCAGAAGAATGTTGGGTAGTAAACCTTATAATACATTTCCTCTGCTGAGATGATACAATATCCAGCGGCATGACCTTTATTGAATGAGTACACCAACAATGAGTCCCAAGTGCCTTCTGCTTGTTCTCTTGACAATCCATTCTTGATTGCATTCGTAACGAACTTCTCGTGAAGGTCTACTCCTTTATCTGCCGCATACTTATTTAAGATTGCAACCGCTTTTTCCTTAAAGCCATGTTTGTTTGCTTTTAACACCGTATCCGCTTCATGCCATTCAAGACCACCAATGAATACACAGATAAGAAGTAACTGTTCCTGATATACGACTGTACCATAAGTCTCTTTGGTATACTTATATGTTACACTTTCTGTATCTGCAGTACCGCTCAACTTATTCTCTGCATATTGCTCTGGCATACCTTGTCCTAATGGACCAGGACGGTTCATAGCACAAGTAGCAACTACGTCTTCAAAACAGTCACATTCAATCTCTTCAAAGATTCGTTTTGCTGTATCTTTTTCAAACTGGAATATGCCACAAGTGTTACCACTTCTAAAGCTATCTAAGATTTGTGGGTCTTCAACATATTCAATATCAAAATGTGTCTTACCGGCTAACTTACGACACTCACCGATACTCTGCATTGTCTTCAATCCTAACAAGTCAAACTTGATAATATTGATACTGTTCAAGTCTTCCAAGTTGTATACCGAATACATATTACCAGCTTTGTCCATTCGAATGGAAGTGTACTGCATAATGTCACCAGATGTAAGAACTACACCAGCGGCATGAGTACCAATGAATCGTACTTTACCAAACAACTTACAAAAGTGTGTGATAATATTATCATACTGTTTATCAAATCTGGCAACATCTAAAGCATCTGCGCCATTGAAGAGTTCATCTTCGTTGATTGAACCATCTTCTGCTTTGTACTTGCTGATGATTTTCTTAATCGTCTTGATTACTTCTTTATTGGTTTTTGCTTGTACATCATCTACAGCTTTGTCTGTTTCCAGACCACATACCTTAGCAAGGTCATTGATTGTATTATCGACTGAGTACAATCCATAAGAACTAACTCTTGCTGACTGACCAGGATACTTGTTAATCAAGTACTCAATAACTTCTCCACGTCTGTCCATTTCAAAGTCTAAGTCAATATCAGGGAATGCCTTTTTATCGTATCTCATAAATCGTCTGAAGTCCAGATTGAAACGAATACTGTCTACGTCTGTAATATGCATTGCGTAAGCAACCAAACAGTTACAAACAGAACCTCGTCCCGGACCTACTGCAATACCTCTATCCTTTGCCCAGTTGGTGTAGTCGGCTACAATTAAGAAGTAGTCAACAAAACCATTTGCTCTGATAACATCTAATTCTTCTTTGCAACGGTCAATGTACTCTTTTGTATACTGACCTCTCTTTTTTAATCCTTGTTTTACTTGACGAACAATCTCTTTCCAACTGTCCATACCCTCTTCACCAATCTTTGGTAACTGAAGTGGCAATTGTCCAAGGATATCTTCTTCGACTTTTGCTTCTAATGCTTCTAAGTTACGATGCATCTGTTGTGCCATTGCTTTGGCATTGTGTGCACCATAATCTTTACCATGCATTTTAACAAAACGTTTTTCCATTTCCCACATTTCAGGCATATAACGCTCTTCGTAAGTACCACGGACCCAATCTTCGTCATGCTTGTCCATCATGTGCATCTTTAAGTAAGTATCGAAGTCTTCTTTTGCACCTCTATGCGAATCAGACGTCAATACACATTTGATACCTAAAATGTTGCCGAGATTTATCATACCAATATTGATTTTCTCTTGTGCACCTTCATCAGATACTTTATACGGCTGTATCTCAATGTAAAGGTCTTCACCAAAGATACTCTGTAACTTCTGCAAATACTTTTTGGCTTGTGGTATATTATCTTTCAAGATACACTGTGAACTGTAACTAGCAATACATGCTGTTGTACAAATCAGTCCTTCGTGATACTTTTCCAGTAACTCAAATGTCCAAATAGGATTGTAGTACTTTTGTTTTTCTCCCTCAAACTGAATCATATTCAGATTTCTGTATCCTTGCAAATCCTTGGCAAACAGACACAAATGGTAACCTCTCTCGTGCTCTTTATACACCGGTACAAAATATCCTTCAACACCAAGAATTGGTTTGATACCTTCTCGTTTGCAAGCATCGTACGTTTGCACCAATCCATTTGTGTTACCATGATTAGAAGTAGCCAATGCTGTATGTCCTAATTCTTTTGCCAATTTGGCGAGTTCTGATGGCTGACCAAAACCATCGAATCGACTGAACTGGTCATGGCGATGTAAATCTACCATTCGCTTTACCTCCTAACTAAGCTGAGGGTGGCAAAAGCCACCCCTTCGCTTCTGCGTGTTGATTTATTCGTCTTCCCATTCCTGGTCGTCGTCATAATCATCTTCTTCGTCGTCCCAGTCGTCCTGAGCCTTGTCGTAATCCTCTAACTGCTTAATGTAATATTTTGCAGGTTTCTTTGGCATTACGTCAATATTGCGCTCTTTGCATAACTGGTATAACTCTTTGGTAGACATTTCAGAATAGTCGATTTCTTCGTCTTCTTCTTCATCGTCTCCCCAATCGTCATCATCCGACCCACTATTATTATCACGCCATTCTTCGAGTAAGTCAACATAATATTCAACACTCTTTTTAGGTTTTGCATCGATATCTCTATCCTTACACATCTGGTACAATTCTTTCGCTGACATATCCATCAGTTCGTCATTGTCCGGAAGTTCATCGATATCGTCATCTTCGTCGTCTTTAGGTCCAGGCTTTGCTTTTCCTTTGACCTTTGGTGCCGCTGGTTTTCTACTCTTCTTTGGAGCTTCGTCCTCTTCGTCATCATCGTCTGTACAAGGGAATGCTTTGTCAAGCATTTCGAGGATTTTCTTTTCAGCAAATGGTTTTGCTTTTTCGTTTCTGAACTTAACTTTGTCCATAGGTACTACACTGTAAGACTTGTCCGGACCTTTTCCTGAAACACTGATAACGTAATCTCTATCTACTAATGTGCCATAAGTTTCGTACATAGCCATCAGACTTGGAATAGGACTACAGTTGTTTACTGGGAACATGAAAATCTGAACTTCTTTAGCATCGTAGTTATAAACACACCATGCATACTGGGAACGAGTACGAACACCATCGTCTTCACAATATGGACAATTTCTTCCAAACATGTGTTCCTGACATGGTACGTTGATACTTCTTTCGAAACTATCATGGAATACAATTTCCATACCATCATCCATATCCTGCAAAAAGCGTACTCTCTGTTTCTGGTCCGGTCTAAAGTAAATGAACTTACCTTTATTTGTACCGGCTTTCTTTACATCATTCTTGATGCTACTAACTAATCCTGCCATTTTTGACTTCTCCTTTTTAGCTCTTATATTTTTGACTGAATACAGCCATTGTTTTTTCATACATTCGCCTGAATGCATTTGGCTCCATATCTCCTGGGTCTTTAATACCTTTCAGATAACAGAACCTTGTTACATTTGAAACACCAAATATCTTTTCTAAATACTTCGTGCCTTTCTTTCCACACTCGTCATTATCCAGTGCACTTATAACTTTTGTTATCCCTGCGGCTCTTAACTTCTCTTCTTGTTGTAAAGACATTTTCCAACCGAGAATTGCTACTACATTATCTTCAATGCCGTTCTGAACAAACTTCAATCTGTCCATGTACCCCTCGACAACAATAACGTAGTCTTTCTTTCCGTAATTGCCAACAACTGTAGTGGCTCTGGAGAACCCTTCATTGTACAGATACTTCCTACGTTCTTCAATATCTTTGCGCATTGTCCTGCAAACCCAACCTCTGAACTTGCCATTATCCAACATTGGAAATATAAACCGTATGAATTGTTATATGTGACTTTTGCTTTGCACTTATTCAGTGTCTTTGGACTGAACCCTCTTTTACTCATGTACTCTTTAGCAAACAATACTTCAGGCTCTTCATCGTCAAGCCAATCAACAGTTCTCAAACCATGATAATAGTCGTATGCTTCGTCATACATTTGTTTCTGAGGTTTTACCTCTCTTGCTATCCTTGCTTGGTCTATCTCTATGTCGCTACACTTTTTCGATTTAAGTATCTCACAATATTTCCGGTACGCTTGTAAATCGTTTAGCTTGTGGTACTTCTTTTCCATTAGCTTTACGAATGCAATCGCATCACCAGACTCATTGCAACCAAAACAGAACCATCTGCCTTCTTCGAGATTGACTAACAAACTTGGATTGACGTCACCGTGGAACGGACACATTATTTTGTGTTTATAATGATTGACATTTGGTAATAGGTTGTAATACCACAACACTTTTGCCAAGCGTGTTCCATCTTCGTTATTATTCTTCTTCGCCATCGTCATTGTCCTTCTTCACTGATAATGTGAAATAAGGCTTGTGACACTTTACGATATAACAACCACTGATTTGCTGGACCGAAATCTCTCCAACATTTCCAAGCTGGTCAACTGCTTTAACGTCTACCGTTCGTTCAATAGCAAGGAATGTTTTGAACACTTTAGGGTCAACACCACATGACTTCAAATACTGGACTAGACCTGACATATTTGAAATGCAGTATTTCTTCTTGATAACTTTCTTTGCTATTGACTTTGGCAATTTACGTTCTAACTTGTCCGCATCCCATTCAATGGAAGTCTTTTCTACTTTACGAACAGATAATGTTTCATTACCGTCTACCGAATTGTCTGATTCAAAAAGCACTCGTTTCTTACCAAGTGCATCAGTCAATTCCAACATATCGGTTTCGAATTGTTCTTTTAACTCTTCGTATTGCTTTTTGACTTTCTCGAACTTCTGTTTCTTGCGATAGTAGTTCCAAGCGGACTGTTGATATCGTTTTACTAAATCATCAATCTGCCTTTTCATTTCCACTACCTCTTACTACTTCCGTTTCTACTTCAGGCTCTAAACCTTTCAATGCTCTGTAGACACCACGTGGCCATTTGTTACCGGTACGCACCCAAATAACATTTTCGTAAGGTACAATGTGCTGTGCACCATAAGCTGTTTCAACCATAAAACGTCTTTTCTTTGTAGAGCGTTTTACAATCTTTGCAGACCTGGTCTTACCATCAATTACACAAGCGATGATTGTACCGATTTCTGCTCGCTCAATATAGGACAATTTCTGTTCATCAATATCGTTGGTTGATTTCTTCTCTTCTTTAGTTTCAACCTCTACGACCTCACGATTGTCAACCTTTCCTTTGTCTACAGCACTCTTTGTTTCTTCTGTACTTTCTTCAGTACACTCTGCCTTCAAGATTGTTTCAATCAGTTCGTCCTTTCTTAAACGATTCTTACCACGACAATGTGGAAGTCCATACCCCTTGCAGATATCTACAAGTTCGTCTCTTTTTAACTCCAGCAATTCATCTTTTCTTGCCATCTTGTTGTCCTCCTAGACTATTTGATTTTGGTGTTACCACCGAGCCCCTCGTCAGGGCTTTCGTCTTAATTTTCAAAGACTCATCAGGGTGGTTATTTATAATTGTACCCACGTGTATTCAAGACCATCAAGTTCATATCCATTCTCTTCATATTCATCAACACTTACTGTACCAAGTGCAACTGTTCTTTCAAACATTTCTTCTTCGATAAGCATTTCTTCCATTGATACCTCTGTGCCATCGTCTAATCTGATTGCACCCACTACTGTGTCATCGTTTTCTAACTCTTCAATCTTTTGCATCACTGTTTCATACTTAATCATATTATTGCCCTCCAGGCTTTCGACTATATTATCATTATACATCAACTGTTGGAAATTGTCAACAGTTATTTTAACTTTTATTTTTCTTCCAGACGTTTCAATATCTTATCGATACCACCATCAAACACTAACCATTTAAACCAGTGAAGCATATATCCTGCTCCAAAGATTGTAAATATCTGTAATACGCTTAATTCAATCATCTTTGCCCTCCTAGACACTCTTATTTTGGTCTCTGCCATCTTACTACTTTTCACACTAGACACTAATTGTTCTCAACTGCATCCGTGTTACTACTTCGCTTAGCGTGGTAGCTGTTCCTTATGCTTATATATTACACCATATCACACGAAATGGCAACAGCTTTCGAATAAAAAGTTTGAGCCCCGGAAGTGCATTGCACTCCCGAAGCCCATTGTCATTCGTATATTACCAGTTGCCGTATACTCCTATACCAGTACTGTTCGAGTTTGAACCCAAACCAGTGTCAATAAAGCCATAGGTGTTTTTAACACCGCTAACAATTATCCAATTGTTTGTATTCACACCAGTCTCAACATACATTGCTCTCATATATTGTGGATTGGATGAACCTGGTTCTGTATCGTTTGTTAACACTCTTGCACCTGATACACAAGTACCTTTATAGTTACCGGTACTATCATAATAGTTTAACGCTTTTCTCGTTTTAAACGATTTATACGTTACACCACTATTAGTTACATTGCCAAATGAGTAGTCCAAGAACTTAGCGAACAAGTTGTTGGCATCGTTAAGCAACCAACCTGATTGCAAATTGCCACTACTGTTTCTAAAAGTTATGATACAATAATCTGTATCACCGGCCCATGCACCAGTCCACGCAAAACATTCATTTGTGTAAATAGTTCCAATCTGTGTTTGTAAAGTGTTTTCCAGATATACCTTTTTACTTGCTCCACTTTTATTGATACAATACGCTCCCATGAAGAACCTCCTTGATTTTGCTTCACCAATTAGTTAGTTCTTTCGTTTCTTGATATTGCGCTTTTGTATTGATATAACTACTTAGTGCATTGGACTCACCTCCTTACGAAAGGCTTTCTTTTCTTTTCAAATGCAACTCTTCGATTTCTTCTTTCATTTTTGTCACCATACTGTTACCACCTAACTCGTGGTATGCTTCATACATTTCAATAAAATTCTGATATGCATACGATGGTATTTCACCAGTGGCTGTATATTTAGTGTGGTACTCAATAAGTTGTACTCTTAACAAGAGCATCGTTCCTTTGCTGTTGGCATCTCTGTCTTTTTTTTGCCTTTGGAGGAGCCACACAATATACCCCATCAATGATGTAAGTATGATTGGCAAAGCAAGCATGTATGTTTGCAGTAAGAAATCTTTCATCCTGGTTAGTCCTCCTTCCTCTCAATTCTTTCCCATATCCTACAATCCTCTTGTCCAAGGCTCCACATGCACATTCCTTTGATACCATACTCGAATAACGCTCTGTTATACCAATACTGTATAACGTCTGCATCTTCGTAATACATGATACCGAACCCATCAGCATCGCCAATGTAAGTTCGCATGTGTCGGATATTTATGTCAATTGGTCTATAGACCACCGGAATGTCTGTGTACTCTTTTCCTTTGAGTATAGGCATTCGTCCCATATATTGGAAATCATAATCGAGGCTTAAATCCTCCGTTCTCGTATCAACTTCGTTGATATCATCATTGACTCTGAATAACTGTAACTCTTCGTCCCATGTTACTCCTGACCTTTGAATTCGTCCTAATCTTGTTGTCTGACCAAGAACTGTCATTTCATAACACTCGTATGGTTCATACCACCATCCGCTTCCTATCCTGCACAATGTGAACACTACATCTGTTGTACTTCGTATTCCCGGACTACCTGAACCAGTAGAAGTATTGACTGTGAACCTTAATGTCTTATTTGTACCGGTATATACTCTTACTGAACCATCTCGTACTCTCATTGCAATTGCTTGTTCACCAGTCATAGTGAACGAAATTGCATGTACTAAAGTGCTTCCGTTCCATAACTGTAATTGGTTGTTATTGTAATTCATACAAGCGAATAAATTGCCAAGGGTAACCCCTACTCTACCGGCACCACCATTCCATCTTGCATATATGTGTACATCTGACCAATTAGTCTTTTTCAATATACTTGTACCATTCAATTGGAGCTTCTGTGGTTCCTTTGCCCAATCTTCCGTCCACTCTTCGTTTGGGATTATCCTTGCCGTTCCATCTGTTATCCAAAAGTCTGAATATTTCGACGAACCGTAATCTGAATAACCTCTATAATCTTCGTACCAAATATTTGCACTATCTGGTGGCGTTCTCAATGTCTCAATTGTCATAGCATAATTATCTGCCGGTACAACTTCGTTACCATTGATATCAATAAACTTCTGAGTGGACATTGTATAGTTTGCTTTTCCTGCAGACATCTCAGCAGTAAAGTTACCATAACACAAACCATAAACAATAGCACCAATTTTCTCTCCGTATGCTCCACATTTTACTGTATGTGTTCCGGCTGATAGTGTTCCTTGGAAAAATACTTCTTTATGTCTCGTTCTGAATGTAATATTCCAAAAGCGGTCCTCTATTCTCGAACAGTCAACTCCATCTAACTGAATTGCTATTGCATTATTGTCGAACCAAGGGAAGTTCATATCAAGCGCTAATGTATATTGACCAGTCGTTGGTATTGTGAACGTATATTCCCATTCACCAGGTTGTGTTGATTGATAGATAGCTTTTTCATTATCTGTCAGACCATCATAACCGACTTGCTCTAATCGGAAGTTCAACCACTCTTGGTCTTCGGTGCTGAGTGTAGCCGTAGCCTTACTCATTATATAACCGTTTCCTTCTGTGATTGCACCCCATACATTATTATATTCCGTTACTGTTAAAAAGGTTCCATTTATTTTCTGATTTTTTGTAAAACCTACAATATAGTCTCTACCATCCTGACTACCGGTAACCAATGGCGATTCTGAATTGTCTTGCATATTGCCA